TACAAACTACTTTAAATGGTAATATTACTGATAGTGCTACTACTATAACTTTAACTGACGGATCTAATTTTCCTACGTCTGGATTTATTATGATTAAAAAAATTAATAGTGTTTCAGGTTTATATGAAAACGAGGTTATTGAATATACTGGTAGATCAAGCAATAATTTAACAGGTTGCGTAAGAGGAAAATCTGCCCCTTACAGAGGGATTACCCCTCCTTCATCAACAGCAAGCTCACATGATTCAGGGGCCACTGTATTTGGGTCTTTTAAGGTTGCTTCTTTAATTGGAACAAGTTATGTTAACGATGCTAACACAACGGTAACAGATTATAATAGTTTTACATTAACATTACCAAGTGCTGCAACAGGCACTGCAACAGGGGGAGGGTTTAATTGTGTTATTAGTCCTCTTAATATAGAGAGTTTATAATGTCAGGAGTTAAAAAATACGATTACAGTACATTAACTACAGCAATAAGAGATTATACTGAAGTTAGTTCAGATGTTTTAACAACTGCTATTGTAGACGGTATTATAATGGCTGCTGAATTTAGAATATATCAAGAGCTTCCTATGGACTCTGCAAGATTTGTTCAAGAAGGTTCATTAGCTGCAAATGATAATACTCTTAATGCACCAGCAGGGTGTCTCTTTGTAAGAGGTATTGAAGTATTTAATTCAACAGCAAATACAGAAGGTAATGGAACTTGGTTAGAGAAAAAAGATCAAACATACTTGTCAGAATTTGTTGATAGAAAATTTGGTCCTGAAGGAACTATTCAGGCACCTACAGACACTACTAATTCAGTAACAGGTTTTCCAAAATATTATGCAATGTTTGGGGGTGCTGACAATACTACAGATACTTCATCTGGAGGTATGTATTTCGCTCCAACTCCTGATGCTAATTACAAATTTAGGGTCTATTACAACAAATATCCAAACGGCCTTGGATCTGGTACTGGTTATAACAACAATACTTATTTAAGTACTTATTTCCCTCAAGGACTATTATATGCCTGCCTGGTGGAAGCTTATGGATTTTTAAAAGGTCCAATGGATATGTTGACATTGTACGAACAAAAGTATAAAAATGCTATACAACAGTTTGCAGGAATGCAACTTGGAAGACGAAGACGAGACGATTATACTGACGGAACAGTTAGAATACCAGTCAAGTCACCGTCACCGTAATAAGGAGAAAATTTTATGGCTAATACATCGGCAATTTGTAACAGTTTTAAAACTGAAGTTTTAAAAGCAGTTCACAACTTTACTGCTTCAACTGGTAATACTTTTAAAATAGCTTTATTCACAAGTTCAGCAACATTAGGAGCAGGTACAACTGCTTATGCTGCAACAGGAATGAATGAAATGAGTGGAACAGGTTATACTGCTGGTGGAAAAGCTTTAACAAGTGTAACTCCTACTTTAGATTCTACAACAGCTTGTTGTGACTTTGATGATATTTCATGGACGTCTGCAACTTTTACAGCTAATGCATGTTTAATTTATAATGACACAGCCTCTGGTGATCCTGCAGTTTGTGCAGTAGCATTTGGCGGAGATAAATCTGTTTCTTCTGGAACTTTTACAATTCAATTCCCAGCTAAAGCAGCAACCACAGCTATAGTAAGAATAGCATAAGGAGGAACTCCTTATGTCAAACGCCTGGGGACAAAATTCTTGGGGTTATAATGAATGGGGCGATCAAGACTCCGTTGACATAACTCTTTCTGGTCTACAATCAACATCAGCTATTGGTGCAGTTATTGCTTACAATGCTGAAGGATGGGGAAGACAAGAATGGGGCAACTCAGGATGGGGAGTTGATTACTCTGTTTCTTTAACAGGACAATCAGCAACTTCTTCAATTGGCAGCGTAACCGCATTTGATACTCAAACAGTTTCTTTAACAGGACAATCAGCAACTTCTTCAATTGGCTCACTTACTTTTGATATAACATCAATTGTAATTCCAACAGGTCAACAAGCACAATCAGAAGTTGGAGATTTTGATAATGCAGGTACATTAGTTGGTTGGGGTAGAAATGGATGGGGTGAAGAACCTTATGGTGATTCCTTTAATAAATTAGTACAACCAACAGGATTAAGTGCAACTTCTTCTGTAGGCACAGTTACAGTAGCGGATGTTATAGGTATAACAGGTCAAGAAGCAACCACTGCAATTGGTTCACCTACTTTAGATATAACATCTGTTGAAGTCTTAACAGCTCCATCATCACTTACAGCTAGTGTAGGAGCTATATCTCCTACTCAAACGGTAGTTGGACTAACAGGACAAGAGGCAACTGTTAGTGTTGGTGGAATAATTCTAGATGCCGTTGAAATAGGATTAACAGGTCAAGAAGCAACTTCTTCTATAGGATCAGTAACAACAGAAGATTCTGTAGGATTGACAGGTCAATCAGTTACATCTTCTGTAGGAGTTATAGTTCCGGAAATAGGGGTTCCGTTAACAGGTCTATTAGCTACATCTTCGGTAGGTACAATAACACCTGAAGACGTAATAGGATTAACAGGTCAAGAAGCAACTTCAGCAGTAGGAGAACCTGCAATTTTAGGTTATGCGGATGTTGATATTGATGGCAATACCAGCTATACTAATGTAACTAAAAACAATAGTGCAAGTTATTCAGATGTTGACGTAAGTGGAAATACGTCGTATACAGATGTTGACCACGCAGCTTAGGAGAAAAAATTTATGGCATCAAGTTATACAAATTTAGGTGTAGAGTTAATGGCAACCGGTGAAAAAGCCGGTCAATGGGGAACTATTACAAACACCAACTTAAATATTATAGAACAAATATCAGGTGGTTATGCTGCGCAAGCGTTAACTGATGGTGGAACTTTAACTTTAAGTAAAACTGATGGTGGAACAGGTGCAACTGTTGCAACAAGAGTTTGGAAATTAACAGGAGCCTTAACGGGTTCTTCAGTAGTAACTGTACCAGACAGTTTAGAAAACTGGTATATTGCACATAACGCTTCTACAGGAGCTCAAACAGTTCAATTAAAAACAGCTACTGGAACAGGTACAACTTGGGCTACAACTGATAAAGGTCATAAAATAGTTTATTCAGATGGAACAAATGTTGTTGATCCATTTGCTGATTTTTCTGAAATTACACTAAGTAATCAAAACTCATTAAAATTTGCTGATGCTGATAATTCTCATTATGTAGCATTTAAATCGCCTGCAACAGTTTCTAGTTCAATAACATGGACTTTACCTGATGCAGATGCAACTGCTTCTGGACAGGCTTTAGTATCTAATAGTTCAGGAACATTATCGTGGGCTTCAGCAGGAATAACAACAGGAAAAGCTATTGCAATGGCAATGATTTTCGGGTAAAAAACAAAAAGGAATTAAATTATGGCAAATCCAAATATAGTATCAGTTGCAACAATTGAAGGTGGTAACCTTGGTTGGAATTTAACAGCAACTACAACTACAACTTTAGTTACTGTTTCAAGTAATTACATAATGAAAATTAATAGAATTTCATGTGCTAACGTTGATGGAAGTGCTGCAGCAGATTTAACTTTATCTGTTACAAAAACAAACTACACGCCAACTGGTATTACAAACTTTGATGTATCAGGAACGTTTCATTTAGCAAAAACAATTTCAGTCCCTGCTGATGCAACACTAGTTGTTTCAGACACACCAATCTATTTAGTTGAAGGGGACATATTAAAAGGTGGAGCTAACGCTGCATCAGATTTAGATTTATTCATATCGTATGAAGTCTTAATAGACTAGGGGGTTTAATTATGGCGCAAGGCAATGGCGGAATAATTGGACCAGTAAACACAGTCTCAGCTGGAAAAAACAAAGTTACATCTACAACATCCACTGGATCATCAACTATAACTACACAATCAGGAACAAAACTTATTGATGCTTTAGTTGTAGCTGGAGGCGGTGGCGGTGGTTATGGTTTAGCTGGAGCTGGTGGAGCTGGTGGTTATAGAACTTTTTCAAATTTATCAGTATCTGGTGGTGCCCCATATCCAATGTCAATTGGTGCAGGTGGAGCTAAAGGTGGAGCTTGTGCTAATGGATCACAAGGTACTGATTCAACTTTAACTATTGGTTGCACAACATATACATCAGAAGGTGGTGGTTATGGTGCTCACGCTTTTAATGCCGGCGGAGCAGGTGGTTCAGGCGGTGGTGGTGGCGGAGCTAACTGTGGTTGTGCTAGAGCAGGTGGTGCAGGTAATAGTCCTCCAACAACTCCTTCTCAAGGAAATAATGGAGGAAATGGTTTTGTTGGTGGATGTCGAGGTGGCGGTGGCGGCGGTGGAGCTGCTGCTGTTGGAACAAATGCAGGACCTGGATCAACATCTTTTGCAGGCGGAGCTGGTACAGCAAATTCAATTACAGGGTCTTCTGTAACTTATGCCACTGGTGGATCATCTGGAGCTGGTACTCCTAATGCATCAGATAATACTGGAGACGGTGGTGGCGGTGGAGTTGGATCTGGTGGTGGTAATGGTGGATCAGGAATTGTTGTCGTAAAAGAATTAAATAAAGCTTCAGGAGTCTGGAGTATGAATACAGTTTATTGCCAAGTTAAAAATGATGCATGGATTTCAAATTATGCATTTGTAGATTATTTAGTAGTAGCTGGTGGTGGATCTGGTGGGGGTGCGTATGCAGGTGGTGGAGGTGGAGCTGGAGGCTATAGAGCTTCTGGTTACGGACCTTCTCCTCTTCAAGGATGTCAATTAAGTGTAAAACAAGGAACTTACGTAGTTACAGTTGGAGCTGGTGGTGCAGCAATATCTTCACCTTCCGGTGGAACTTTTGGTAATAAAGGAACTAATTCAGTATTCGATACAATAACATCAACAGGTGGTGGTCGAGCAGGAGGTCCATGTGGAGCAGCTGCTGGAGACGGTGGATCTGGTGGTGGAGGTGGTCAAAGAAATAACTCTCCTGGTGGATCTGGTAACGAAGGTGGATTTACACCTCCAGAAGGAAATAACGGTGGAAGATCAAAAGTACCAGCACCTGGAACAGCAGGTGGTGGTGGAGGTGGTGGAGCAACTGCCGTTGGAGGTAATGGATCATGTAACGCTGGAGCTGCTGGTGGTGCAGGAGCACCAAATACAATTACAGGAACAGATACAACGTACGCTGGTGGTGGCGGTGGAGCTGGTGAAGGACCAGGCGGAAGTAGTGGAGCTGGTGGATCAGGAGGTGGCGGAGCTGGAGCCCCAAGTGGAACAGCAACTGCAACATCTGGAACTGCTAATACTGGTGGCGGTGGTGGAGGAGTTGGTGGTTATCCTGCTTCTTATCCAGGTAAAACTAGTGGAGCAGGTGGTCCAGGAATTGTAGTTTTAAGAACAACTACTCCTTTCACAACATGTAGTTCATGTGCACCTGTTACTTTTAATGGAACAGATTACATAGGAACATTTAAAGCATCAACAAACATAAATTTAGGTACAGCCAATCCATTTTCAGGTTTTGATTATTTAGTAGTAGCAGGCGGTGGTGCAGGTGGTAGAGATAAAGGTGGTGGAGGTGGTGCTGGAGGATTTAGAACATCTTTTCCAGGTGGAACAAAAATATATTTAGCACCAGGACCTACTACGGTTCAGGTAGGAGCCGGTGGAACTGCCACTCCAGCTCCTTCAGGAGGCCCAGTTGCGTGTGCAAGTGGAGAGCCTTCATATATAGGAAGTATTACATCAACTGGCGGTGGTGGAGGTGGAACACCTGGACCAACTCATTCTCCTTCAACAGGAGCAGGAGCAGGTCATCCAGGAGGATCAGGTGGTGGTGTTTCAGACATGAGAACTGATGCTGCTTATAAAGGAGCAGGTAACACTCCTCCGGTAAGTCCTCCTCAAGGAAATCCTGGAGGACTGGGAGTTGACTTTCCGCCATCAGGTGGTGGTGGAGGTGGTGGAGCTTCATGTGCAGGAGCAAATGCAACTACACCAGGAGGTGGACCAAGTCCGTCTAATGCTGGTGGTGCTGGTGGAGCAGGAACAGCAAATTCAATTTCAGGATCTCCAGTGGTTTATGCTGGTGGTGGCGGAGGTGGATTAACTTCAGGAGGATCTGGCGCAGGTGCGGGTGGTAATGGAGGTGGTGGAGCTGGAAATGTAGGCGGCGCAGGTACAGCAGGAACAGTAAATACTGGTGGTGGCGGTGGAGG